CAAGAAATTGTAGAGGAATATTCTATTTCGATTGAAGAAATAGGTTTACAAGGAATCCCGGGAATATCCACTTACGAAATAGCGGTAAAAAATGGATTTGTAGGAACAGAATTAGAATGGCTAGATAGCCAAAAGAATATAGACGGAGGAATAATTTTTTAACAAATAACAAACAAATGGCAAATCAAATTTTAATTAAAAGAAAACTAACCGCGGGAGCACCGGCATTAGCAAATTTAGCAGTTGGGGAAATGTGTGTAGTAATTCCAGACAGTGCAATTTACTGGAAAAAGGATGCTGCTACAATTGTAGGTCCTATTATTGTAAATAGTGCATTAGGAGACATGAGCAAGTCTATTTACGACACTAACAATAACGGCAGAGTGGACACGGCTGATAATTCGCTTCAATTAGGCGGTGTTGCTGCAGCAAGCTACGCAACAAATGCAAGTGTTACAGCTCAAATAAATGCATTAGTAAACGCAGCTCCGGGAGCTTTAGATACACTACAGGAACTTGCAGCCGCTTTAGGTAACGACCCTAATTTTGTAACCACTATTACTGCTTTAATAGGTACTAAATTAGATGCTAATTCAGTAATCGACGGGGGTACTTTCTAAGCTATGCCTAATCCTATAAAAATAAAAAGAAGTTCAACTCCGTCAGCAGTTCCCTCTGGACTTGTTGCTGGTGAGTTGGCAATCAATATAAAAGACAAGAAATTGTTTTTTATAAATGATTTAGGTGTTTTACAGGAGTTCAGTTTGGTAGGCGGTAGCGGAGGTTCGCCATCAGGTTCAAATACTCAAATTCAATTTAATGACAACGGTGTTTTTGGAGCTTCCGAAACTTTTACTTTTGACCCAGCAACAGGATCAATTGGATTACAGGGTATTACAACTGAGCCTGCAACTCCTACGACAGGCAAAGTAGCTTTATATACAAAATATATAGCTGGTAAAGCATCTTTGAAATTAAAAGGAACTTCTGGATTAGATTATTCAATGCAAGTTGCGTTATGGGGTAATAATATTTGCATTTGGAATAATACAAATGCTACATCGGGACTTTGGCAAGGTACGGTTGGGGCTGGAGCTGGGACATTTAACCAAGCTTTACCAACCATTACAAGCATTTATACATCGATTAAAAGAGCAAGATACGCTAACGTTGTTACTACTTTAAACCAAGTTTTAGGGCAAAGAAATACAGAAGCTATGTTTTTCAGAGGTTCGGTAGCAGGACAAGGCGGTTTTTTCTTTTTTGCAAGAATTGGTTTTGATGTTTGGACTAACGGAGCTAGATTTTTTGCAGGAATGCACTCAGCAACAACGGTTGTTTCAGCTAATCCAAGTGCCTTGAACAACACAGTTGGTTTCTGTATAGATTCAGCAGACAACGGAGCTATTTCATTTTTAACAAGAGGAACGGTAGCCACTAAGGAATCGACAGGATTTACAGCGGTTACAGGAAAAGGATATGATGTTTATATTTTTTGTGCGCCAAATAGTTCTCAAATTTCGTGGAGAATTGTAGATATAAATCTTAATACAGAAGCGAGTGGTGTAGCTACTGCGAATTTACCAACTAATACAACGATGCTTACAGCGGGAGTTTTAGCTAGTAATGCCGCTCTTACGCCCGTTACATCTGTACAATTGGGAATTAACAGAATCTATGTAGAAACGGATTATTAAAAATTATGAAATACCTATTAATACTATTACTTTTAATCAGTTGCGGAACTCGAAAAACTTCGCAACAGAAAACCACGTTTAAAAGCGATAGTTTGTCAATTGAAAATACACGTATTTTAAAGCAGAATATTGAATTAAGAGACATTTACTCGATTAAACCATTTAACGTACTTAAGCCTATGATTGTTGACGGTAAAGAGTATTTTAATGCTACTATTGTTTATGATAAAAGTAAGTTTGACAATTTTGAAGTGTCTGAGGGTGAAAAAGTAATACGCATAGAGACTGAAAAAGAAGTAAAAAACAAAGAATCAGAGAAAACAGACTATACAATACTATTTGCATTGCTATTTTTTATCTTGTGTTTATTCGTGTTTTTATGGTTCTACTTAAAAAAGTTTACTTTGGCACGCTAATTGCAATTAACTAATAAATCTAAAAAACACAAATCATGAAAAGTCTATTTAACAAAATTTCGTTCTTTTTATTCGGTGGTAAAAAATTAACACCTTCAGAATTTTAAATTAAAAACCCCTCTTAGTTGAGGGGTTTTTTTGTTATTTAATTATACTTATTATAATGTCACCAATCCAACTACCTACTTGCCATCCAGCAATACAGTAAACAATAGTATCTAATTTTTTCATAGTATATAATTTTTTCCATTCTCCGCAATTTCTGCAAATGGTATTTTAGTTAAAAATTCTTCTTTATCTGAATGCTTTTCGCTTCCATGTATCAATAACACAAGCGAGGATTTTTCAGCGTTGTGAGCTTCTAAAATCGTTTTGCACCTATCAATTGACATGTGCGATTGTTGTATTCTTTTTTTTAATGAAACATCTAATCCGGAATGCTTCAGTTTTTCTGTAGAATAGTTTGCTTCAATTAGCCAATAATCTATATTATTTAATCGAATATTCAAGTCGTTAGTATCAGTTATAAACGCTAATCTTTTACCTTCAAATTCTATTAAAAAACCGCACGGTTCTTTCGCATCGTGGAAGATTTCGAAAGGAGTGATTTTGAAAAGTCCGATTTCGAAAGGTTTTAAGTATTCAATTTTGTTGTATTTTCCAGTTCCCTCGGTACAATAAACTTTTTTACCAAACTTTACAAAATCTTTGATGAAATCAGCATGATCTCCATGCTCATGACTAACCAACACTCCAACAACTTTCGATAAATCAAAATTTAAGGCTTTTTTTACTTTCGTAAAATTTACCCCTGCTTCAATAACTAATGTCTGATTATTGACGGTTAACAGATAGCAGTTTCCACCGCTACCCGTTCCGACAACTTTTAAGTTATAATTCTGCATCTGGAACAAATGGTAATTCCTCTGTGTTTTCTGGTTCGAATTCCACATCATTTGGCTGTGTAGCGTAATATTCCGCAAGTTCCGTTGTATTTAGCACAACTTTGCCCCATGCGTTTTTGCCGACTGTTTTCTCGCACATTTCATTTTTCCAATTAGTCCAGAAAGGCGAATTAGTTTTCACACGTTTTTCAATTTCTTTCATTGACATGATGCGAACTTTGTTATAAATTGGATTTGCATACTCTGAAAGCGATACGCCACCAACTACGTCACCACGATCAAAAGCGTTTGTGACTTCCAAAATATACCCTTCCGAAGGGTGTGATAAGTCCTTTTTAACAATTGAAAATTTGTCAGTTGAATAAATTAATTCTACTGTTATATTTTCGGGGCAATTAATACCGTATCTTCTTGCTAATAATTCCATGCATCTTACATCTTCAACAAAAACAACATCTGAAAGTCCATTTGTTTTATTTGCAAAAAGTGTAAATGATAGCATCTTTGGAGCAAGTGGATCAATACCAATATTAGCATAAGCAATGGATTTTGATAAAAAGTCCTCAAAATTGATTTGCTTCCATGTTTTAGGCGTTGCAAGTTTTTTAAGGTCATTGTCTAAGCGTGTAAAATAATTTACCGCTAAATCTTCGTTTTTACAACCGTATGCTTTTACACGTTGTAAGAATGTTTCTTTTAAATCTGCCATAATACCTAAAACATAAAAACGAGGATCCATTCTGTTGTATTGAACATAAGTTACTGTTCCATCTGAATTTTGTCTTGCAAATGAATAAGGTTGCCATCCAAGAGATAACCATTGTTTTTTAATATCAAAGTTTGCTGGACCATTACCTGTAAGTTTAGGTAATCTCATACCATCTTTAGTTTCAACATATTCTAATGCAACATCTAGTGCATACATTGTTCCAGCGAATCCTAGAGCTTGTCTTCCTAAAACTTCTGCTCTTGCACGTCTATCTCCACTATTCCATAACTCTTGATTTTGTTTTGTTAAAGCACCAAAGCCTGGAACACGATTACTAAAATGCCTCCATAAGTTAGTTGGAGTTCTAATGAATGGCATAATAAATCTAAACTCAGGAGATTGTCTTAAAAAGTTTTCAATCTTAGATCCCCAGTTTAAATAAGAACCATTAGTTAATGAATTAGTAAATGTAGATTCTCTAGCATATTGTAATGCTTTTTCATTAATAGGATTATTTTTAATATTTGCTAATCCATTTTCATCAAATCCTTCTTTTAAAATTCTTTCAATATTCTTTTTACCTTCTTTAGATGTAATATCTAAACCAAGTTCCATTGTATTTTCTAAAGCATTAGAAAGTAATCTTCCTCTGTAATTAACTTGTTTTAAAAATTCATCACTTGTAATTAATAATCTTGATGGAAGTTCAACAACTCTACCAATCCAATCTACTGCAGTTCCAACTCTTCCATTAAATCCTAAATTAGCTGCACTGATTGGTCTTACTGTTTTACCATTAACAATTTGTAAATTATCTTGAGTTCTAGCAAGTGGATCAAGAACAGCATCTCCTTGTCTTAATGCAATACCTACAGCTTTCCAAGTATCTCTAAATGATGTTACCATTCCACGATACTGAGCAAATCCTAATTGAATTGATTTTTTATCTCTTGCAATAGCACCACCAATAACTTGTTCCATTGGTCTAATTAGTGCTTCATATAATCCACTTTTTAAGTTTACTGCTTGTGTAAATACACCAGATAGTAATGAGTTAATATAAGCAGAGTTAAATACTTCTATTGCTTTTTGATATTTGCCATCATATAAAGCATCTCTTATTGCAATAGAATTTTCAACATTAGCAAGTATTTTATTTTTGCCTTCGATAATTGATTTTGCTATTCTATGGTATCCATCAGCAATTTTAAACTTGCCACTTTCACTTCTTGCAACTGATGGGAATCCTTCGGTTTTAGATTCTTGTCCTTCATTAACCCTATCC